CTAGACGTAGAAAATTATAGAACTGCATTAGATGGTAAGATTATTAAAGGATCTACATCTGGAGTTCGTGCTCGTATTTTATTTTCTATAAGTGCCACAACTTCAACAAGAAACAATATAACATTTTATCTAAACTACTTACAAAAAGCAGAAGATAATGTAACCAACACATTCTCATCTGGAGAGACATTTACTTGTGAGAGCGACATAACATATGCATCTACCACTATTGCAGCTGGTACACCATTAGCACAATTACTTAACTCAGCATCAGACTCTAAGGGTTCTACTGCTAGTATAGGTGCAGGAGTATTTTTTGCTAGAGGTTATTTTGTTAATGTTGCAGAGCAAACGATTATTCTAGACCAGTATGGAACAGATCCATCATATAAAGTAGGATTAAAGGTAGAAGAAAGAATTATAACTGCTGATGAAGATGCAAGTTTGTATGATAATGCTATTGGCAGCACAAATTTCTCAGCACCTGGTGCAGATAGATTTAAAATCACTCTTACTTTAGTTAAGAAATTAACGACAGCACCTAACTCTGCTGACTTTATTGAATTACTTAGAACTAATAGTGGTAAAGTTGAGAAAAAAGTAGAGCGTAGTGATTTAGGTTTCATTAATGATGTATTAGCAACTAGAACAAAAGAAGAATCTGGTGATTATTACGTCAAAAAATTTGCAGTAGATGCAAAAGAAAATTTAAATGATGGATTCAATGGTGGTGTGTACGGATCTACAGAAACTACACAAGACGGTAATACACCATCTGAAGACAAAGTAGCAATACAATTATCTGCAGGATGTGCGTATGTTCAAGGTTTTAGAACAGAAAGAATTGCTGCAACATACAAAGACGCAGACAAACCAAGAACATTTTCCACAGAGTTAAACAAAACAGTCACTTCTGATTTTGGTAACTTTGTTTTGATGACAAATCTTTTTGAGGCACCTCAATTATATGAGACAATTGATTTAAAGAGTCAGTTGACAGCAACACCTGGCACAGCAGCAGGAAAAACTATTGGAACTGCTAAAATTGCTAACTTTGCGTTTGAATCTGGAAATATAGCAGGAAACACAGATACTGTATATCGTGCAAATTTACTTGATGTTGATTTCTTAGTTGAGTTGGAATTGACAGGTAGTATTGCAGGAGGTCCTTCAGTAGGAGATATTATTGTAGGTGTTAGTAGTGGTGCAACAGGATTATACGCTAGTGGTAGTGGATCTACAGCATATTTGAATACAGTCAATGGTACATTTTCAAATGGTGAAGTATTAAAATATAACAATGCAAATGGTGCGGGATTTGGAACTATTGCTTCTAACGGTGTCTCAACTTTTGGATTTGGTGATGTAAAACAATACAAATTTACTACTGGTGGTGGAACTGCTGATGCGGTGTTAGATGTTAAAGTTGCCTTACCTGGTTCAGGTCCTATTATCTCTGGTCATTCTGGAGGATCCGCAACCGTTACTTCTACATTGTCTAACTTTAGATCTCAATTAAAAGTAGGAGACATCGTAGAATTTTCAAATAATGATGCTTCACATAAAGCAAGAGTTACTTCAGTAGATGATAATTTTAATTTTGGTATTACTCGTTTAGGTTCTACTACACTTGCAAATGGATCAGTGATAGGTTCTATAATTAGAACTCGACCAGAATTAAAGGAAGGTAACAAGAAAGAATTGCTAACATCTCTTGGATACGCAGCAGTTAAAGATACAGATAATAATGGAACAATAAACCCATCAGGGCGTTTTAGAACATCAATCAGTGGTATTAGTGTTAGTGGTGGTAATGCAACTGCTACTGCAGGATCTGGTCTTAAATGGGTAAATGGTGCTAACAACGATGACTTCATGGTAATAGTTACTGCAGGAACAGGTGCGGGTGATATCATGTCATTTGGTAATGGATTCAGCATTAATGGTGATTCAGCAAACACTGAAGATTTAGCATTGACAGGCATGTCTGGTGTTACAAGTATTGATGTTATAGGAACTGTGACTAGTGCAGACAGATCTGGTAAAGCAAAAACCACCGAAAGGATGAAAGTTTTGAAAATTGATGATTCTCTTGGATCGTCAAATGGATTGAATCAGGTAACACATGCTAACGGTACTAGAATAGAAGATCCCTCTATATCTCTAGGTTGTGCTGATGTTTTCAAAATTAAGGCAATATACGAGTCAACAGATTCACAAGATCCCATAATTCCAAACTTACAGTATACAAATTTAGTAGGTAATCTTGTTACAGATGAGATAATCACTGGTGATAGTTCTGGTTCTAGAGCAAGAATAGTTTCTAAAACAGGTAATATTGTATACTTCATTCCAATTGAGGATGATAGGTTTACTGATGGTGAGACAGTTACATCGCCAAATGCTACATTTAAAATTGTATCTGGTGGCATAACACAAGGTTCTACAAATATTACAGATAATTTTGATCTTGATGATGGTCAAAGAGATCAGTTCTATGATTATTCTAGAATAACTAGAAAAGCTGGAGTTGCCGAACCAACTCATAAATTGATTGTTATTTTTGATAGATTCTTCACCTCTAATGGTATTAATCCATACACTGTAGATTCATATGCAACTGAAGATTATAAAATCATACCATCATATGAGGGTATAGAACTTAGAGACGTTATTGATTTTCGTCCAATGGTTCCACAACAAATTAGTGGTAGTGGATCACAATCATCTCCATTCTTATTGAGTTCTAATAGATATTTTGATTATGCTGCTAGAACATTTACAAGTAATCAAGTAGGTTTACCTGGCGTTAGTGATACCACAACATTAAGTGTACAATATTATCTACCTCGTATTGATAAGGTTTTCTTAGATAAAGATAGTATCATATCAATAGTAAAGGGTGCTCCTAGCACTAGACCTCAAGCACCAGAAGATTTAGAGGATGCAATGTTACTAGCAACTGTAACATATGTTCCATATGTCTTTAACGTTGATGAAGATATTACTATTGAAGAGACAAACTTTAAGAGATATACATTCAGAGATATACAAGTTTTAGAGGATAGAATAAAAACTCTTGAGTTCTATACTCAGTTATCACTTCTAGAAGGTGAAACTGCAAATATGGAAATCAGAGACACTAGTGGTCTCAACAGATTTAAGAATGGTTTTATTGTAGACAATTTTTCTAGTCTTGCTACTGCTGATACATTACATCCAGATTACAGAGTATCAACAGATTTTGAAAGAGGACAAATGCGTCCTGCACACTACACAACACAGGTGCCTCTACAGTATGGAACTGCATCTACAAATGTCAAACAAAATATAGATGAAGATATTATTACTCTTCCATACACCTCAACTGTTCTTGTAGATCAACCATATGCTTCTGCTGTAGAAAATGTTAACCCATTCAACGTCTTTACATTTACTGGTGACATAGAACTATTCCCTGAGTCTGATAACTGGGTTGATACTAAGTCACTCAATCCAATCAAAGGTCCTGTAGTTGAAGGTAACTTCATGACTACACTTAGAGAGTACAATGCAGATCAAAATGGATTCTCTCCAATACATTGGAACTCATGGAAAACAACATGGACAGGAACTGATGTTCAAAAATCAGTTGGTGCATGGCGTAATAGTGGTGGTGGAAAAGGTAGAAGAAACACTCAACGTAGAACAATTACCACAACAACTACAACAACTACAAAACAAAGTAGAACAGGTGTTAGGTATAGAGTTACTCCTGTTATTGAACAACAGTCATTAGGTAGTAAACTTGTATCAGTAGAACATATCCAGTTTATGCGTTCTAGGAATATATCATTTACATGTCAGAAACTAAAACCAAGAACTAAGTTCTTTGCATTTTTTGACAACATTGCAGTTCCTAAAAAATTAATCACACCTAAGATTATGGGTCTTGTCAAAGATCCTAGCAGTGATGCAAAGACCAACAACATTCCATTCCAAATAGGCGAAACAGTTTATGTCAAAAAAGGTAACGGGCAATTCAGATTTAAGGCAAGAGTATCAGCTCCTAACGAAAATATTCAAGTCAATCCTATTGATGGCAGTGATATCAGCACAACCACAGACTACACATCAAACTTAACCTTTATCAACATTGATACCAAGTCACTTGCAGATCAGGTTAAAGGTAATTATTATGGATCACCTAAACTAAATGATTATCTTGTTGGAGAGACTAGTGGTGCTATTGCAAAGATATCCAATAAAGATTTGATTACTGATAAGAGAGGTAATTTAAGAGGTTCCTTCTTTATTGATGCACCTAATGTAGAGGGTAATCAAAAATTCAAAACTGGAAGAAAATTATTTAGACTTACCGATTCTGAGAGTAACAGTCAAGTATCTGGTGTATCTGATAGTAACGGTGAAGCAGAATTTACATCATCTGGTATCTTACAAACCACACAAGAAACAATTATATCAGTAAGAAATGCTAAGATTACATCTGAAGCACAATATGATGCTAGAACATTAACAAGTGTAGGTAGAACTAGACAGGATGAAACCCGACCTACTCCACCTCCACCACCACCCCCAGAGGATGATTGGTGCGATCCACTTGCACAGTCATTCTTAATAGATGATGCTACGTTAGAGGGTGGCATATTCTTAACTAAGATTGATATATTCTTCTTTACTAAGGATCCTGAGATACCTGTATCGTTAGATATCAGGACTATGGAAAATGGTAATCCAACTCAAACAATATTACCATTCTCTAAAGTAGTGAAACAGACGGAAGATGTATTTACATCTGAAGATGCGTCTAAACCAACTACGTTTGAGTTTAAGGCACCTGTTTATATTCCTCTCAAGAGAGAACATTGCATGGTGTTGACATCAGACTCCAATCAGTACAAAGTATTCATCTCATTATTGGGTGAAGATGCTATTGACGCTGCACATCTTGGAGAAAAAATATCTGAACAACCATATATCGGTGTCTTATTTAAGTCTCAAAATGCGTCTACTTGGACTCCTTCTCAGTATGAGGACTTGATGTTCAAGATTTATAGAGCAGAGTTTACACTCCCATCAACAGCAGCACCATCTAAACTCATACTAGAAAATGGTGAATTAGGTGAGATCAATGGTGGATTCTTGAGGTTAAGGAGAAATGCACTTAGAACTACAGCTGGTAGTGATCTAATAAGGGTATTCCATAGTAATCATGGTATGCAATCACCTCTCAACTATTTGAGAATAGAGAATGTGGCATCAGAAGTTGCTGATACACAAATAATATCAAATAACTTAGCTGCTGATGGATCATCTGTTACACTTACAGACCCTGATAAATTCCACACAACGATAGGTGGTAGTGCAATTAGTAACACAAATCCTGGTTTTATTAGAATACTTGGGACAGAAGAGGATGGTAGTGGCGATGAAATTATTGCATACAGTGCAATTAATACAACAACTAACGTTGTAACATTTGCTACAAATGGTAGAAATCACAATGGAACCTCTGGATCAGCTACTGGTAAGACACACTCCATAGGTGCAGTTGTACAATGTTACAACTTTGATGGTATTCCTTTGACTAAGATTAACAAAACTCATAGCAGTGGTTTACAATCTATCAACAGTCCACACAGTTACAATTTACAAATCAGTGGTGTAACTGCTACAACTGGTATTCAAGGTGGTGGTGCAAATATGGTTGCGTCTCAAAACGTGCCATGGGATGTCATCTCACCACAAATACAAAGTCAAATAGAACCTGGCACAAGTATAGTTGCTAGGTTACAAGGAACAAGTGGTACATCTTGCGGTCCTTTCCCAACTGGATTTAGTGCAGAGACATCGTTCGTTAAAGATAGTGATTTCCAAGAGATTACTATTGGAGAGGAAAATTATTTCCCTGCTACAAAGATAGTTGCAAACCAACTCAATGAGATCAATAGAATGAATAGTGTCAAGTCATTGACAATAGAATTGAATCTTTTCTCAGAGGTCAAACATTTAACTCCTGTTGTTGATTTAAGTAGATGTGACGTCATAACAACATCAAACATAATCAATAACATAGAACCAACTCAAGGTGTAGGTGGAGAATGTGCGGGTAACTATATCACTAAAGTTGCTAGATTAGAGAAGAGTGCTACTGGATTAAAAGTAATGCTTGCTTGCAACTCGTGGTCTGAATCAAAAATAGTTGTGATGTATAAATTGATACCAGTTGGTTATGTTGACAATTTAGATGAATTGCCATTCCAATTCTTTAATACTACAGGTAGACCAGACACGGGAGAGTTAATTCCAAATAACGATCTAACTACATTTACAGATTATGAATACACAGTTGAGGATGTAGATGAGTTTGACGGATTCCAAATAAAGGTAAGTTTACTCAACCACAATCAACCATATATACCAAGAGTCAAAGACATAAGAGGTATAGCTCTAGCATAATGGAAGAAGACATTGAATTAATTCCTGTTGAGGGTCATACAACCCTTGGCAGGGATCCTGCATCTAATGCAATATTAAATACTGACACTACTCAATATGATGCTTATATAAAAGCAAGGAATGCTGCTAGGAAAAAAGATAGAACTTTAGATGAGTTAAGGGCAGAGGTTGATGAATTAAAGGAGATGCTCAAATCCTTAGTGGAGAAGAAGGATAAATAATCTTAAGCTAAATAATATAGGAAATCTTTTGACTAATGGCTTCTGCTGTATCCAATCTAATAATATATCAAGGTGCTGATTTCATTACCGATTTTACGATTGAGAATGATAATGGTACTTTGTTTGATCTTACTGGATATACAGTGGCATGTAAGATAAAGAAGCACTACACAAGTAGCACGTCTACCACAGTGACTGGAGCAATTCTTTCTCCTGCCACTTCTGGACAAATCCAATTATCTCTAGGTAACGCAGTTACTACTGCAATGAAAGCAGGGAGATACGTATATGATGTTGTTATAACTTCAACAACTGGTCAAAAAACCAGAGTGTTGGAAGGATCTGTAAGCGTTCTTGAGGGGGTAACACTTTAATGGCAAGATTAAGATTTGGGGATCAATCAGTCCCAAAAGTAACTAGAGTCGCAGCTGGTGGTGGTGGCGGTTCACTTGGAGGTATGTCTGATGTTGATTTAACAGACTCATCTCAAGGTGGATTAGCAAATGGTGCGGTTCTTGTATACGATGCAACAAATACAAAATTTGTCGCAACAAATGTATTAAACAACATAACTATCAATGGGGGTAGCTTCTAATGGCATCTAATATTCTAATTAAAAGGAGTACTGGATCAACAGCACCTGGCACTATTACGTTCGGTGAATTAGCCGTTACCACTGGTGCCAACGGAACGCAAGCAAATGCGGGTGACAGACTATTTGTTGGAGACAACAATGGTGCTGCACAAATTGTAGGTGGTAGATACTTTACTGACATGCTCGATCATGTTCATGGTACACTTACAGCAGACTCCTCAGTTATTGTAGATAGTAACTCAAAGATAGATCAATGGTTGGTAGATGATATTGAATTAAATGCTAATGTTATTACAACTTCTACAACAGATGCTGATCTTGTTTTCCGTGCAAATGGCACAGGTAAACTGGTTATTGAAGATGGTCAAGAGTTAGAATTTGGAACTACAGGTGACGTAGAATTTGTATTCAATGATTCAGACGCAGTATTAGACATCAAGAGAGTAACAGGAACCCCCGACCTGAGACTTGATGATAATATGAAGTTGAATTTTGGTGCAAATAAAGATGGTTCAATCAGATATGATGAAACAACCTCCGATAAAATACAAGTAGATGGTGCTGATTGGAACTATGGAACTGGCGTTCAAGTCAATTTTCAAGATACAACAGATGCATCTAATGTTAGCACTGCTAGTGTTACTTTTGAAGGTGGTATCGGTGTTGCAGCAACAGCATACATTAAGGACTTAAATGTAGATGACAATGCAACAATAGGAACAGCAGCTGGTGACTCACTTACAGTTAACTCAACAACTACATTCCAGAATGGTGTAACCTTCAATGGTCAAACAAATATTACTGGTAATACACAACAGACTGGTGCTATTGAGATTGACAATCTTAAATTAGATGGCAACTCACTTACAACTATTAACTCTGTTACAGAATTGATACTTGACCCTGACCCAACAACTGATGCGGGTGGTCTTGTTATCATCAAAGGTGACCTACAGATTGATGGAACTACAACTACAGTGAACTCTGCTTCAATGTCAGTTAACGATCCTACAATCGAATTAGGAGATCCAACAACTCCTGTCACACTGACTGCAGAGGCAACTGGTGGACAACCAGACGTTGTTGTAGATGCTGTAGATCAACTACAAGTTGGCGACTCAGTTACATCAACAACTGCAGGAATTCCTAATAGCACAGTCATCAATGCTATTAACACTGGAACTAAGACAGTTACTTTAAGTAACAACTTATCTCAAACAATGGCAGCTGGTTCTGTTCTTGTCACAGTAAGTGGTGCTGATGATGCATTAGATCGTGGTGTTAAGGTACATTATAATTCTGGTGGAACTAACAAGTTTGGTTTCTTCGGTTATGACCGCACAG